AGTTCAGTATCGACGGTGACGAATGTAAGGCTCAATGCGAAGGTCTGTGAGTTGCGATCGGCGTCAATCACAAAGCTTACGGATTGCTCAAGTTCATCGTCGCTGGCCAAGTGCAAGACGCCCGAGACCATGAAATCATTGTTGCTGCGACGCTCGACTGAGATGTCAGCGCCGTTGAGTGAGAGAGAGGTAAATGCGTTGAGAAGTTGCGGGATGTTCATGTCGTGTCCTGTGTTGGCTGCGGGCTCCCTGCCTCGCCCTTCAGTTATAGCCGGCGGCGATATGCTGTGCAAACGTATCGACACGATCCGCGATCACAATGCAGAGACGTACAGCGTTCACAAAAAAGATCGAACGTGATCGTCAGGCGATCGTCAGTTGTGCGCGCGGTGCGTTTTTGGGTGCCGTTTTTAGAACTGAGCTAGCTCAGATTTAACTCAGAGCACTCCCAAAAGTTGAGTTTCATGCGTGCGCGCGGGGCGTTTGCGGTACGTAGATCTTGCAGTTCTGGGTCCCGCGATGAGTAGCAGCCCAGGTATCGATCCCGACCGGTTGAATCATCCCCCACTCCCACAAATCATCCAAGACGCCCTTGGCGATTGACGGCCGGCAACCGAGCACGCGAGACAGCGACACGTCATCCAGCGAGCCAGGCGGGTCGTGGCATACATGAATCAGCGCCATCAGATGCGGGCTCTTGAACATGTCGACAAACATAGGACGCTCAATATCCGTACTTCTACGTCTTCGCATTTTGAAGCCTCCAGGTGTATTCCGCAAGCGCTGCCCGGCCGGCGTCAGTCGGAATCACTACTTTGTCCCACGTGGACGGCTTCCGAGTCTCGATATACTTGGCGTCACGCAAGCAGGCGAGCGCGCGCCATATCTTAGGCCGATCCACGTGGAGTTCCTCAGACAGTGTGCGCGCGGTCATCTCCCAAGAGCACACGCACTCCAGAACCCGCGCAGGCAGTTTGTCTCTGTGCAGTTTTCCAGAGCCGGCGCGCTTCTTATACCTTTTCATCGTTGAACCCCATCAATTCCGCATAGTCGAACCGGTCGCCAAGCGCGCAGCGTATGGAAATCGCGTCGCCCGTGGTGAAGTCCTCAACCGTTCCATTGTAGACGAACGCATAGCGGGGAACACTGACACACGAGCGGGCGAAGTCGGCGCCAAGCTGGGTCACGCGCCAGAGTCCCGAGGTGCGGCCCTTGTGGTGCTCTTCCTTGGGCTTCTCTTCGATGAATCCCCACCATGCGAGCTTCGGATATTCGCGGGCCTTGAGAACCCACGAGGGCGCCTGTGCAGGCACGTCGCACCATGCGTAGCCGCTATGGGTCCACAGCCAGCACAGCGCAGCGGCCATGCTGCTATTTAGCTTGCGCTTGTATCGCTTCGCGTATTGACCACAGCACGGGCAGGTGACACCTTCGTCTAAGTTCTCGCGCAACCGTTCGCGGGTGACTTTGATCGCATTGTCAATCACCGCTTCCACCATGACAGATCCCTTTTCGGTCTCCGCCCACATATCAAATTCCAATTGGTTTATGTTCATCATGTCACCGCCTAAAAAGGGATCTCGTCGTCGTTCATGTCGGCGGGTGGTTCGTCTGCTTTTGGGGCGCTACAAAAGCGGAGATAGGTCCATTCCTTATCTTCTTCGCCGTCGCCCCACGACACACCAATGCGATCGCCATTTTCACCACCGATCCAGAAGATCTTCCCGGTGTTTCCCTTCGAGGTTGTCACCGTGTCACCCTTGCCAAATTGGCTGCTCGCGACAGCAGACTTCGCAGCGGACGCGGCGGGGCTCTGTTTGCGCTCTGGCGCTCTTGGTGATGCTTTGCGGGTGCTACCACCTGAGCGACCCTGGAAAGCGTCTGGCGGCAGTTCTTCGGCCGTTGTGGCACCGATCCCCAGGTACAACCGAAGGCAGCGATTGACCGCGCGCGTCTCCGCCATCCGGATCACAGCGTTCGCGATGTTTCGCGATACGTTGGATGGGCTGGCGTCTCCGTGCGCTTCAAAGGTTCCACGGGTGCCTGCAACTTTCGCCTTCATGATGGCCTCCCCGTCGTTGTACTGGAGAAGGTCGGTCGTGATGGTCTCGACTCCGTGAGCATGAGCCAGAGCCAGCAGGCCGGGGTGGGTGGGGTATTGCTTCCCCTGGAGTTCCACGACAGAGCCCGGTGGCAATGCGTCAAGGGTGATAGGGTCGTTTGTTTTCTTGGTCATGGTTCCTTCCTTTAGAACGGTTTCTCGGGGTCAAGGTATTCATTGAGAGCAGCTTCAAGCCGCTCCTGAATGTATCGAATGTTTGAAAGATTGCCGGGATCGCCGGGGCAATTTTCAAGGCTCACAAGGTAGACCTTGAGAGTATCAATTGTGCCCTGCAAGCGTCCGCACAGAGAGCCCGCGCGCATCATTAGCTCTCCGCGTTCTGTTGTGAGCGCTTTCATGGTGTCGGTGTCGCTATGCATTGTCGGACTCCATGGAGCGGCGGTTCCGGTACAAGGTAGCGCGGCAAGAACCGCAAACGATAGCAGACCAGCCACCATAAGTGAGCGTGCGACTGTCTTGGCAGTTGGGACACTGAACGGTGCAGATGTGCGAGCCGTTGACGGTTGAGTCGGGGCGGATGTTTCGGATGATGGCGATCATGTTGTGTCCTGTGGTTGTGGCCCCCGTAGGGGCCGAGGGTTGTTATGCGGGGGTTGCTATCACTTGCCCGATTGTGATTGTGTCCATGTGCTCACAAGCCAATTCGTAGGCCATCGCGTCGAGGCTGTCTTTGCAGTCGTCAAGGCTGTTCGCGATGTATTCAACGCGGGCCATTTCTCTCCGCGTTCCTTGCTTTACTGTTTCGACGTTGCTGATTCGGATTGTCATGTCGTGTCCTGTGGTTGTGGCCCCCGTAGGGGCCGAGGGTTGATCAGGTGTTGATCGTTAGGAATTTCTTACGTCCTACAATTTTGTACCGGCCATCGGGCTGCATCGTGGCGCGCTCTGGATCCGAAAAACCCATGTCGCACTTGCCGTCAGGCTTGCAGCGCTGGACGGTAATTCGCTTGCCGCTTTTGTTGCATTCGATGACCTTGTAAAAGGTAGATCCTCGGGTCTCAGTGTGGACGCTGTACGGACCATCGGTGGTAAGAAGTGTATTGATTTCAATCGTGCTGTTCATGTTGTGTCCTGTTGTTGTGGGCTGCTTGCCTTACTCCTGAACTATAACGGAGGACGATATGAAACGTCAACCAAGAAACGCACGACGCAGGCAAAATATCCACATCTTGTATCGCTAATCGTTGTACATGATAGCTGCTGGCGTTATTATAAAAAACGATAACAGGAGGATTACCATGCAGAAAACACTCGGCGCACTTGTCGCAACCTTGCGCAGATCGCGCGGAATGACGCAGATAGAACTATGCCAACGACTCGCTCACGTGGTCGGAATGGTTCAGCCACAACTGAGCCAGATCGAGAATGACTACATGCTACCCAACGCGGGACAGCTTGAGCACATCTTGAGAGCGCTCGAGGTCACCGACCAGGACCGGCGGCGGTGTCGTGACCTGGCGGCGGCTGTGGTGGTGCGGCGGTGATCTGGCGTGAGGTGATGCGCGTTACCATTCCAGGACCACCCGTGCCCAAGGGGCGTCCACGTTTCTACATGCGGCAGGGTCGGCCGAAGGTATTCACCGACAAGAAGACAGCAGCCTATGAGAAGCTAATCGCTCTGTGCGTGTCCACGTCTCTGATGCTTCGGGGCCAGGCTCGACCGTTGTGCGGTGCGGGCCCGGTTCGGGTGGACATTGTGGCCATCTTCCCACGTCCGCAACGGCTACAGGCGCGGAAGCATTCAGACGGGCTGTTGCCAATGGGGTGTCGCCCCGATCTGGACAATGTAGTCAAGGCCTGTCTGGATGGCGTGGGGCTCGCCAAGGGTCTAATCTGGAACGACGATGGGCAGGTGCAGACCATACGCGCTGAGTCGTACTATGCGGAGCGCTCACAGGTGCCACGGCTGGAACTTGCGATCTACGTACCCACCGACTAAGCCAACAAAGAACGCGCTTGCCGGCGCTCAACCATAGGAACAGGACAGTATGAACAAACAATGGCACCCAGCACCACGGGGCATGATTGACGACGAACTGATGAGGGTGTGGACACGAGACAACCCAGCGCCCGACCTTGTGGTTCACATGGTCCTATGCAGTCGCATCCACAGCGGGGCGCCATGGGGCAAGTCGAAGCTGTGCAAGTGGTCAGGGTTGACGGATTACAAGGCACGCCAAGCCATAAAGCGCGCGGAACAATGGATGGAAGCGTGGAATAGTGAAATCAACCGAGTCACGAACCACCCTAACGCCTACCAGTCTTCAACAATGTCGGGCACTTACGAGGACGGATCAACCGGAAAAATCCGGAAATCTCCGACTTTCAACCGCTCGCGCGCGCGATCATTATCTTCTACAGGTACACATACACCTACAAACAATATGATAGATGTCGAAACAAGTTCCGACACCACCACAATTCTTGACGGTTTCGAGGGAAGCCCTGAGTCTGTCCTGTCTCAGGGTTCAACCGATGGTCAGGTCCCACCGGGCGGCAACCCGGGTCCATCACCGCGAAAAGGGGCCACCCGTGGCAAGAACATCGGAACCGTTGAGGTCCGCCAGCTATGGGAAGCGCTGAACGATAAGCGCAAGAAGTGGAAGCAGGGAGCCAGATCGCTCAAGCTTACGCCCCAGATAGCCAGCGCACTGGTTGAGGCGTTGCGATATGCGACACCGGCCGAAGTACTCCACGCGTACGATTGGTACACGACAGCCAAGGCGGCCCGGTGGTGGCAGGACCACGGCTGTGACTTGTCGACGTTCTGCCGGCGGAAGCATCTCGGGGAGTTCATCAACAAGGCCGGTGAGTGGTCGGTTGAGATAGAACGACAGCAAGAAGAGATCGACGATCTACCATTTTAGGAGGGAACCATGGCAACAAAGCAGAAGATTGAACGCGTTCTAACGGCGATGGGCCGCAACTTTGGCAAGTCGGATGACTGGGCTGCAGGCAGCTTCGGTATATGGTGGCAGACGCTGAAGAACGAAAGAGACGAAGACATACACCGGACGACGGAAGCCGTGATGCGTGAAAAGCGCAGAATGCCCACTGTCGCCGCGTTTCGTGAGATGCTTAAGGGTGACCCCCTGACAATGACTCAGGAGGCAGCACAGGGCTGTTCAGCGTGCGGGGGCAGCGGTTGGCGTGAGGTGTCCTGGCATCGGCACGAGCACGGGCGGCTATGCGTCACGTCGTATGCTGCCGGGTGTGACTGTCCCAAGGGGCACAAGCTGTGCAACGGGGCCGCGCGTCACTGGGCTGACGTGGTGAGGGACTATGAGAGCGACCCCAGGACCGAGGCTGTCTACCATACGAGCGCACAGCATCCGGTCTTGACGATGGATGAGCGGTACCATCCGGACATTGTCGAACGGATCAAGGGCGGACAGCGAGCCGAGGGCGGCGGCGGGTTTCAACCGGTGCTGACTTGACGGGCGGTGTGGGAATAACTAAACTACCACCGTGGGACGTAAACACACAGACGAGGAAGTGAGAGCGCGCCGGGAGGTAGTCGAAGCCTGTCTTGTGCGGGGTGATTGGACACTGACCAGGCAGGCCCAGGTTGCCGATCAATTCGATGTCAGCCCCAACCAAGTACGGAAGGATGCGGCCATAATCCGGCGGGAGTGGGCCGGGCAAGACCAAGAACAAACCACGGAAGAGATCCGAAGCGATTGGCGTCAACGGGTACAGGCCACCATTCAGCAGGCGATGGATCTTGGACACACGACCACGGTAGCGCGGTTGCTGGCTACTGAGGCGCGCGTGCTGGGCTTGGAAGCTCCGCAGCAGGTGCAGATCCAGGCGCAGGTTCACACCATCGACGACGCGCCACGGCTGGCGGCGGAACTACTGAAGGCGCTTCCGGCGGCGTGCGATGTGCTTGGTGTGGATGCTCCGGCGCTACCAATGATTCAACAAAAGGAAGGTGAATAATGGAAAAGAAAACAGAACAATTCGAGAACGCGGTCAAAGGCTTCTTGTCGGTCGCAAGTCAGCTTGTATTGAGGATCGATGAGTTTGGATATGCTCCGGCGTTTACGCAGGAAGTGAAAGATCGATACGCGGAACTACTTGACGCGGGGTCTGCTTATGAGGCCGCAAAGGCGGGTGAATGATGGAGGCACATGAATTGATTGGGTCGGATCTGTATGTCGACGATGTCTACAGCGTATCGGTCCAAGCGGGACAGCCAAGCGGCACAGTATGTCGCTGGGTAGAAGACGACGACAAAGTAACCGACAGCGTAGCGGCTTTGACTGATTTGTTGGTGGGTCATCGATTTGGCGTGATGATGGAGATGGCAAAGGGTGTTGATGTGGGGTCGGCGTTCGAGTGGACCTACGAAAAGCACTGCGAATTAGATCCGACGGAAACGCTCAAGAATTCGTCGTTTCGTGAAGTCTTCAGAGAGTTAAGACAGGTGGTAATGGTCTGCCGATACCCTGGAGGGCCTAAGCATATTGGATCAGTGATCACTGGTTCAATACACGTTCGATTCGGTGAGTCTATAGAATGCGCGCACGTGATTTTGCATCCGGTGATTCAATCGGCAATTAACGCCAAGTTAAAAGCGAACGAATGAGCCAACTGCAATTACTCACGGTCAAGGAACCCAAGCAGCCAGCGGGGATCGATCTCCGGTGCTGCTCCGTGGATGCCTTGCTCGATGATATGCCCGGTGTCCCGTCGTTGGTCATCGCGGATCCACCGTGGCATTATGCGCAAGCGCCGGGGCACAGCGCGAACCCGGAGAACCACTACAGCAGCATGGCCGACGCGGAGATCTGCCAGGTATTAGATCGGGCCTATGATGTAGTCGAGGTTGGACGGCTTGCGTTGTGGTGTACCTGGCCGAAGCTGGGCCAATGGTTCGACGCAAAGCAGGCCGGGCGGTGGCGTTGGAAGTACGTAAGCGGCGGCGCGTGGACAAAGACAGGCGGCAGCGCTACTGGCTTCCACTGGTTGGGATTCAGTGAGCCAATATGCGTCTATACAAAGACGAAGCCCGGATCGCCGTTGTGCGCCAACTGGGGAGCATTGCAGAACGCTCACACCAGCTACCGACAGAAGCACAGCGAGAAGCCGGTTGAGTGGATGGCCGGATGGATTGAGCGTTGGACTGAGCCCGGCGATCTGGTTCTGGATCTGTTTGCTGGTATGGCGCCGGTTGCGCGTGCCTGTGCTCGCACTGGTCGTCGGTACGTGGGCGCTGAGATTGACCCGGAACGATACCGGCAGGCTGTCGATCGGCTGGCGTTGGATGGTGGACGGTGAGCAGCGTCGAAGCTGTGCTGTCAGTGGCGCCGGCCATCGAGGCGCTGGCACGATTGAAGGCAGAACACCCGCTGGCGTTCGCTACGTTGTGGCACAACGACCCGCCACGCACATCACAGCGCGCACCATTGCAGCGGGCCGGCGTGGATGCGGTAGCGGCGTTTGGCGGCAATGGTAGCGGCAAGACAGAACTCGGGGCCATGGTAGCCTGCGCCGTGGCCTACGGTCGAGGCCATGCGGCGTGTGAGACATTCATAAGACGTAATCGGCTTGAGCCGTCGTTGTTCCCACCACGTCCGGCCATCGTGCTCGCGTCGTCGCTGAACAGCACGATGTCGATCAACATCCAACGGGCGGCGGTCGAACGATGGGCACCGGCTGGCACTGAATGGCGCAACCAGAACGGGCCGGGGTTCAGCGAGGCGCGATTTCCCAACGGTGGAAAGATACGGTTTCTCACTAACGACAGCGGGCCGCGAGCCATGCAGGGATTCAGCGCAGACGTATTGTGGCTGGATGAAGAGCATGACGAAGCGATCTACAACGAAGGCATGCAGCGGCTCACCCGGTCATTGTGGGAAGGCCGATCCGGATGGGCGATGCTCACCATGACACCGCTTAAAGGGTTCTCATGGGTTCACCGTCGTTTCGTTGGCAGTCCCGACGAAGGGAGCGCGGCGTTCTTTCTACACGGTGCCGACAATCCGCACATCGACCAAGAGAAGCGCTCGCGGTTGTTGCGCGGCGTCAATGAGGGCGAACGGGCAGCGCGGGACCGTGGAGAGTTTACACAGTTGGAGGGGCGGGTCTTCACCGAGTGGAGCCGGTCCGCGCACGTGGTCCCGTCGCGAGAAGTGGAGGCTCAGTACTGGATTGGTGGCATTGATTTCGGTACAAGAGCGGCTTTCGTCTTTTTGCTCTGCGCGGTGACGGGGGACGATACGCTCGAAGTCATCGCGGAGCACTATCAAGAGCAGTGGACCATTACGCAGCACGCACGCGCCATCCACAAGCTCCTGGCAGGGCGGGAAGTATTCTGGACGGTGGCGGACCCGGAAGACCGGGGAGCGCGGTTGAGTCTTGCCAGAGAGCACGGGATACCATCAGTCGCCGCCAAGAAGGGACCGGGCTCAGTCCGCAGCGGAATTAACGACATCAGCGAACGGCTCGCCATTAACCCCATCAGCGGCCGTCCGGCGCTCGTGGTGCATGAATGCTGTACGAACTTGATCCGAGAGATGGAGGGCTATTGCTGGGCACCGTCCAAGGGTGCCGAGGTCAAAGATAAGCCCGCGCCAGGATCTGATCACGCCATAGACGCGCTCCGATACATCTGCTCGAAGCTTGCGCGATCCACTTTTGCGATCGGGTAATCGTCTTGGGTGATCGCGAGACGTACAGCGTTTAGCGGATTAATCGTCGGAAAATCGACAGATAAGCCTTGCATGAAATATAGCCCTGGACTATAAACGAAGTGTGAGGCACGCAGCCCACACCAACCACAGGACAACGAAATGAACCAATACCAGGAAGCAAGAAATTTTGAGATCGGCCTAATGCTACAACAAGATCCGCGTGTCGCAGAGGCTAACCGTGAACTTGAACAAGAGGCTGCGGCTGCTCATTACCTTGCGTTTGCAAACTGGGCCGAAGATCGCAAAATCCCATATGAGTGCTGGGACGCTTGGTTCGACTACGGGCCTATTCACCCCGAGCACCGTGAAGACTTGTTCGTCAAAGACAACACGCAAGGCCCAGTTCAGTGGTCACCTTATCGCGACGACGAGATCCCTTTTTAGTCAAACCCAGGCCCCGGCAACGGGGCCACAGACAAGCCGCCTTCGGGCGGTTTTTTTGTGCCTGCGTCTGGAAACTGAAAAAACTAAAATTGCTAAATATTCTAAACTGCGGTAACTTCGAACCGTGGCAAAGTCTGAACTTGCAATTCGTGACGGTTGGTTTCCGCGTATTCTGCGCGCGCTTCGTCTCGTGCAAGTCGAGCCGGACGGCAGCACCACACATGTGGCCGGGTCCGACTTCATCGGTGACGACCCAGGAACCCGGACCTATTCGGCGCTGAACTCGATGGCAGCTATGGCGCGCTTTCCATGGGTGCGGGCATGCGTAGAGGCCGTGTCGAGTGACCTTACGAAGGTACCCCAGCGCATCATCAAAGGACGCGGCAAAGACGCGGAGACCATCGAGGACCATCCGTTTTTTGATTTGATGGAACGTCCCAACAGTCGAACCCCTGGCATTCTGTTTGCTCGTCAGTTGGTCGTCGACATGCTGTTGACCGGTGACGCGTTCGCGCTTGTTGCCGGTGAGGGTGAACCGCGCGCGCTCATTCGATTGCATCCAGAGCGGGTCAAGATCGTTCCTAACGACGATGGGCAGATCAAAGAGTACGAGTATAACGGAGCCGGGGCGGTGGTTCGCTACGGGTTCGAGCAGGTGCTCCACTTCCGATCCCCGTCGTGGCAATCCAACCCGTCGATGCTTTACGGTAGCGGGGCGATAGAGAGCCTTCACAACGATCTGACCACTGACCTTGCGGCGTCAGAGTTGGCGGCAACCAGCGCCAAGACAGGTATGCCTACGGGCATAATTAGCCCTGCGGACTCCGGTGACATCTGGACGCGCCCGCAAATACAGCAATTGCGCGAAGGTCTGGCCAAACAGCTTAAAGCGAAGTCGGGTACCGTCATCTTGGGTGCCGGTGTTGATTACAAGCAGTTGAGCGTAAATTTGCGCGATATGGAATACCAAGAAACGCGCAAGCTCGCGAAAGAGGCCGTGATGGCGGCGCTCGGTGTTGTCCCCGTGCGCGTCGGTGTGGAATCGGCTAATTATGCAAGTTCAAGGCAGCAAATGCGGCTTTACTGGGAGCAGCTACAATCCAGAGCGGCGCTGATGGATTCCGAGTACACCAGGCTTCTCCGTATGTTTCCAGACAGCGACGGGCTGCGGGTGGTCTCTGACTTCTCGGAAGTGGACGCGCTACAGGAGAGCCGCACCGAGCGGGTCAACCGCGTGAACACGTGGTGGATGATGGGCGTGAGCTTGCAAGAAGCAGCGGCGATCGAAGGCTTCGAGAATCTGAACGCGGAAGAAATCGAGGCAGCACCAGAGCCAGAAGAAGCAGACGCTGAACAGGTCGCGCGGTGGCTGGTCTACGACAACGAAGACAGGCAGGCGAGGCCGGACATTGACACGGAAGAAGGGCGCGCGGTTGTCTGGCGCTCATTTATCGACCGGGTCCACACTCCGCACGAGCGGCGGATCGCTTCGTCAATGCGTCGATACCTACGGGCCCAGGGCGCGCGGATTGCAAAGAACCTCAAAGAAGAACTCGGAGAGAAGGGCGTGACCAAGTCGCTTGATTCGGTGGTGCTGGATCGGGTGTTGGATGAGACCTTTGAGCGTGGCGAGATTATGCGGCTATTCCGGCCGTTGTATCGTCAAGCGCTGGCAGACGCGTACCAGGAAGCATCGAAGAGCATCGATCAAACGTCGCTCTACAATCAAACAGAACTGGCACAGCGAGCGCTATTCTCCGTGCGTCAAATGGAGACCAGCATCCTGCAAACGACACGCGGATCGGTCGGTCGCTTGGTTGACGATCTGATCACCGAGGGCGCCACACTGACAGAGATGCAGACCAAGATCGTACAGTCCACGTCGTTTAGCCCAAGTCGTGCCATGACAATCGCCACCACGGAGACA